TGTACAATTTAGTCGTTACACTTTTTAATTTACATATCTTAATTCATAATTTTTAACTATTTTATACTTGGAAAGGCTGCTACCACTTATTTGTAAATATGCTGTAGCAAATCTACTCGCCTCTGCAATACTTTGAAATTTTTTTATGAAATGTCCATCTTGATATATAGCACATGGTTTATAATTTCTAACTTGAGAATGTTTTTTAAAACAATGTTGCATATTATATACTCTTGTACACCACTCAAGATTGCTTACTGCATTATTTTTGCAATTGTAGTCAATATGGTTTACTTCTGGTAAATTGTTTGGATTAGATAAAAACGCCTCGGCTACCAAACGATGAACTAATGCTTTTTTAGTATGCTTTGTTCCATTACATAATGAAACCATATAATATCTACTTTTGCCATCACTCCACAGTTTTAATTTTTTAAACTTATTATGACAAATGCTATATACATCTCCCATATCTGACACATAATAATTAGAATAATTTTTTACTTGTTTTATTCTTATATAAAACACACTCCTTTTTATAAATTTTATGTAAATTAACTTAGCACGGTATTACCTGCTATCTTATTAAAGACCGTAGGCTCTCTTAGTCAGCTACTTCGTCTATATTATGTTTTCTACATATCTGCTTGTAAGCCTTGATGTAGAGTCTTATTCAACTGATACCGTTAGCATCTATTTTTTATAGACACACCTTTGAGTAATAAAGTTCACAACAAATGCCCAATATTGTTTAGGCATCGACACTCTTTCTGGATTTAAAAATCTTTCAAAAATCAAATTATGTTCTAATGGATTGATTGTAGATATGCCAAGTAACCAATTAACTATTGAGCCTGCACCTGAGCCTCTGCCATATCCTACTGCTATATTGTGAGATTTAGCATAATTAATGTAATCCCACACAATTAAGAAATAACCACTAAAACCCATTTGATTAATGACAGATAATTCATATGACAATCTGTCTTTATATATTTTTTCTTCCTCAAAAGGTAAATTATTCAATCCAAATTCTTGATAACCCTGTTCACATAAATACGATAAATATTCATAATCATTTTTATATCCTAATGGTATTGGATATGTAGGCAGTTGAGGTTTTTGAAATGGCATATTAACTATATCTATCATATCAGCAATTTTAACAGTGTTGGCTAAAGCAATACTCACATTATCTTTACCTATCTGTTTGTCCATTATAGTATGTATTTCGTCAACAGATTGCATATAACAATCCTTATACACTTCTGATGCAGTTTCTGTATCATGAGCTATTTGTACAAAATAACTTTGATAACGCAAATCTTCCTCAGTTGCCACATGGGAATCGCAAGTGACAATAAATTCTGTATTAGTTGCATAAGCAAGTCTTAATATTTTTTGATTATACTTACATTGTTCAGAAACATCGTGTGATTGCATTTCAAGATAAAAATATGGGAAAATTGATTTATATTCGTTTACATATTCAATACATTTATTAAAATCTTTTTCTCTTGACAGCTTGGAAGCAAGACACGCTGATGTAATAATTAAATCGTTTGCATATGGTTTTACAGCATTTAAATCTACTCTTCCATGATAATAATAACCTTCAAATTCTCCTTTTGTAACAAGTTCATTCAGGGCAATTCTACCTTGCTCATTTTTTGCTAAAGCAATCAAATGAAAATATTTGTTGTTCGGATCATTAACCGTCATATCAAATGCTTCATATAACTCAATGCCATATATCATTTTAATATCAGGATATTGAGCTTTTAATTTATCAAAATACACCCAACTGTATTCATTGCCATGCTCAGTTATTGCAAATGCAGGACTTCCGATTTCTTTTGCCCTCTTTAAATAATCTTCAGGATGACCGTAACCATCCAATAAAGAAAATTCAGAATGGTTATGTAAATGTACTATTTTTTCCGTCACTGCTCATTATCACCTCCAACTACTTCATAATCGTCTACTATGAATTGACAAGTAATAATACCATTGAATACATTAATATTTGTCTTACCGACTACATTTAACATTACTTCTTCAATATCACTAAAATCATCAAAAAGATTACACAATGAATCGCTTGCATTATCAACACCAAACTTAACAAAAGACACTCCGTTATCAGTTTCAATACGCCAATTATTGAACTGCTTACCCATAAGATTGAACTGGTTTCTTTTCACTAATAAATTAGTTACTAAAATAATAGGCTCATCTATATTCTGCCCATAAATATCTGCGGAATCATCTATACGCTTGACAACACCAGTATCCATAAAGTCGGCAGTGATAATAAAATCACATAATATAACTGACTCATTTTTAATTGGCAATGAGTTTAATTCACATATAGTTTTCTTAACATTTTTACCGTATATCTCAACACCAAAGGCATTATCGTGTCCCTGTACTAATTTAAAAGTATCTGTTTTAGCCAATAATTCTTTAAAACTATCACAACTACTATTTTTGTAATTTCGCCCAGAACCTCTAAATAAGCCATCTTCTTGTGCTTTTCTTAAACATAAAGTCGGTTTTTTATATTTTTCTGCTATCTTCATAGCCATAATACCTGTTAATGATTCGTCAATCCCCATATGTGTTGTATTAACGAGCAATACTTTGTCATTTAAAGAGGAACTATTGTTAATTACATTATATACATTTGATAATGCTTTATTAATTGCGTTTCGTTGTCTTGCTTTAGCGTTGTTGCAAAAACGAGCAACTCTATCATAAATAGATTCTTCTATTGTTGGTTTATTTCTTGGCTTATAATCAAAATATTGAGTTTGCTCAATAAATGCCTGAAACATCAAATTCTTTTCTTCTTGTGAGCCCATTCTTATTAAAGCATTTATTAATGGAACGATATAAAATTGTACATTATGAATATTAACCCTGTTATGTATTGAATCAAATTGTTTTTTGATTAATGCTTTAAATAGAGGGTTGCAAACGCTTGATAATCCTTTGTCAATAATTCTTTTAGTCTCATAGCTTCTAATATCCATCATATCACCTATGTTACCTAATGCAACAAGGTCAAGATATTTCTCGGATTCAAAATTAAACCATTCATCATCAAGTGCTTGTAAAAATTTATATGTAATACCTACTCCCGACAGTTCTTTGTTGGGATAATTACCTTTTTGGTTATTAACGATAATTGCATATGGATTATCAATTTCGATAATATGATGGTCTAATATAATGATATCAAGAAGTGCATTTTCTTCTTTTAGCTTGCAACATTGTTCAACATCATTGCTTCCAGCATCGGGAATAATTAATAATTGAGTATCTTTTGGAATTGTAATATCTTCCGATAAGCCATGTTGTTTTTTATCATGTAACGAATATGTCAGTTCCCACATTGGACATACCGTTTTAAGATACATATACATTACTGCTGACGAAGTATATCCATCTACATCAGAATCAACTATAATGTGAACTTTCCTTGATTCTTCAGGTGTAACTTTACAAAAACATCGTACTGCATTATCAATGTTATCTAACAACTTATAAGAATACACAACATCATCTGTTAAATGTAAATATTTGCAAGGATTTTTTATTCCTCTATTATGTAAAACTGTCCCAGTTATATTGTTAATATCATTAGGACTGCTATTGATTAATTTACATTCCATTATATCACCTCAACCTTGTCATTCCATTTTGGATTAATGTTTTAAATTTTTTAGGATCATCACACGGACTTTCCTTTTCAGATAATATATTTTGCTTATCAATAACTGCAAAGATATTGAGATAATTCATAAACTTATCAGCAATATGATTCAATTCTTCAATTTGAACATCTTTGTCATAAACAAAAATAATATTCTCGCATATCCTTGATAACTTATTAACTTGAATTTGTGCAATTTTCTTACCACAGGTGGCTACTGTGTTTGTGTAGCCACCTGAAAACATCTGCATAACACCTTTTTCAGATTCAACAACATATACAGAATTATTTTGTTTAATTGAATCATAAGCGATATTCAATCCATATAAGATTTGACCTTTAGCACAAGGTTCAATATATAAATACTTATTTATATAATCAGGCATATTGGTAGAGAAATATCTCCCTTTAACACCTACCAAATTACCTAATTCATCTCTAATTGGAATTGTAATCCTGTTTGTTTCTTCATCATATCCAACTTCAAACATTTTTTGTATTCGATAATCAATATTATCTTGGTAAAACATATCGTTCAAATATGGTTTATAATATGATAAAATATGTTCACTGATTGGCTCAATAGGCTTTTCAATACAAATGTCCCCATCGTTATGTATGCTAAGCTCCGTAAGTAGTTTTGTCAATTTAAGGCTTGCAGGTAAATTTTTATTAAAATCATAATAATAATCAATGCCTATACACTGGCATACATATTTTAATGATTGAAAAAAGTTACAATGCTGAAAAAACATAACCAAATTAAATATATCTGAGATATTTTTTTGTTCTATGTTGCGAGTATAATCTATTGTATGTAAACTATTTTTATATACAGTAATAGCATTAAGATTATCTCCGTCTGGATTAGCACACTGATAATACTCCCCTTTGTCTTTAATATCATGGCATTTCAAACATTCTAAAATCTGTGGAACAAAATCATTATTGATTATATGTTCTTTTAAGCGTTGTACATCCATTTTTACCTTCCCCTTGCTACAACTACTAATTCACCTCGTTCATACCATTCATTGGTATCAAGATTAACTTCATAAACCATTTTATGCTTATTGCCAAATCTATTCTTGTCCGTAACCCCTATATAATATTTTTTACTATTGTCCAACGATTCTTCTCCGTAGTCTCCCCATTCTGAATCATAAACAAGATATTTATATTTAGAATAATCTTTTAAATCAACGGATTTGAATAATACCAATGTATCAAGTACATGTTTTAATTGCTTACAGTTAGCGATATTTGATGAACACAAATCTTCAGGTTTGACAAAATTAGTGTCATCTGTCAACTGAATAGAACAATAAATAAAAATATTCAACTGCCTTGTTAGTTCTGACAACATTGTTGTAGTAACTTTTAATCCAGTCCAATCACCCACTGTACTATCGGTATCTTTTAATGTATCATAAAAGAAATATTGTGTTTGGCTAATCATGTGTTGTTTTCGGATTTCTAACTCTAATGTTTGATTATCATAAGCAGAAACCATATCAACAGCAAAAATCAATCCCTTAGTTTCTTTTTCAATCCATTCAGCTACCTTAATAATGTTTGCATACTCATCTGATAATTGCGAAACTCTGGCATAATAGTCATCGAACGATTCAATAAATTCACCTTCGGCATTTTGTTTACGGATAATAAACTCCCCTTTATTATCCTTGTATAACCCAAGTGTAATTTCTCTTTCTTTTTTACTTAAATGAATACCATGCAATTCTTCAAACTCTTGATTATTAATAACAGTAGTTAGTAAACAAAATTTCATATTCTCAATTGACATTTCATTTAACAACACACATACTGGCTCTTTCTGATACAATGCTAAGTATGCAATCAATTTAAACATAAATCGTGACTTACCATCATTTGACCTCATGCCAACGCACATTAAACATTCTGTTTTTAACCCCTTGAACATTTCATTCCACATCGGATAAGGTGTTGAAATTCCCATATCAGGTGTTTTAAGTCTGTCAAGAATCATATCTGTCATTTTATTATTTAAGATTTCAGTATCAGCATTACCTAAAATAACAGTTTGAACCCTGTCAATTTTACTTCTAACTAATCGTGGAATATCACTTGAAGTCCACGATTCAAATTTCGGATGTGTTACGATTTTGCTAACATTAAATCCCTTACGAGAATACTCTCTTAGTAAAGAATATTTTTTTAATACTTCTGCATACGATTTTACATTTTCAACTAAAGCAAGTTCCATCCATTTAGATACAGTTGACCAACCACCATAGTTAATATAAGATTGATACCTTTCTTGATCTTCAGTCATATATGTTGTTATGATAGATGAATTAAAAGATTGACTACGATTTTGGTAAATAGAAACAGCATTATCGTAAAAAAATCTTGTCACTTCGTCTGTAAAATCATATTTACTTCTTATTTGCGAAGCATATTCTACAAGTAATGATGGCTGTTTATATATAGCCCCGACAAATAATATCTCATTTTGAACATTGTCAAGTTTAACTTCCTGTTCTTCTATAAAATATCACCACCCATTTAATTTAAGTGCCTATAATCATATATCATCTATAATGTCAGAAATGTCAGCACCTTTATTCTCACTTCGATGATATTTTTTAAAAATAGTATAATCTATTTGTGTACGCTGAGCATTAAGTGATTGTTTTTTTAACACAGACTCTTCCAACGCTGCCCGTTTCCACTCACAATAATCGTTATAACTATTTATGATGACCGCTATGTCATACGCAAACATAGATTCTACAGTTAAAGATTGTCCTGTTCGTATTTTTTTTGCCTCAAGTTGATAATTAATTTTTTTTAACTTATCCTGATTACGAATAAACATTTGGTATAAATCTTCAACTGGTATCTTTATTGTAATGTCTTTATACCTACCATCGGCAATCATATTTACCAATTGCTTTGCCTTATTAGGCATTATTTTTTGCCCATAAAATTGACAATACCATTCTGCTAATTGACCTAAATAATATGCTTTATTAGCTATTTCTTCGGTCTTATTTTTTAATGGCTGCAAATATTTTGTTGCCTGATCTTCTGTCCACGGTTTTCTTTTTAAATTTGTTTTATATTGAATGAAACATGCACAATGGCAATAATGATTTTGGTCTATCACATAACTGCCATCGTACATTTTTGTAATATCTATAATGTTTTTACAATAAAAACATTTCATATTTCATCAAACAACAGATTCAAGAATTGATAGATATTTCTGAAGTGTAGCACTATCTTCAATCTGTTTGTATGTAGGGGAAAGACCAGCTTCAATAATTAAATTCTTTGCTTTCGCTTTCTTTGTGCTTACAAGACTTTTCAATGTGGTAGAAATTTTACTCTTCAATTCTTCAACACTACTATCAATTACCTTTGATGAAACTTCATCATCATCCTTAATAGCTGTTTCTTCAATGTTTTTAGCTTCAATATTAACGCTATTGTTAAGTGAAGAGACAACCTTAATTTCCTTTTTATTTTTATTTCTATCAATAACTTTTTGCCAAGCGAGAAGAGAAGGATGTTCAATAAACTGATTTTGTGGATAAATATTTGTTCTATCTTTTCCCTCAACAATAGCTACCACTTCACCACTTTCTTCATCCTGTATCATGTGAAGCACAGTCTTTACATTATATGCAACATCTTTAAAACCCTGTGGTCTTTTCTCACCAGTGGCAACCATCTTAAACTGACCATCTTTATCCTTCATATTTTCCTTTACATCTTCTTCTCGACAAGTCACAGCAAAATGTTTGCCACTTGCAAGAAGATCAAGAATGAATGACTGACCATCAAATTTAAGTGTCTGATAATCTTTAACTTCAAGACCGGCACCCTCAATGGCAACAAATTTTTCGTCACCAACCATTTCTTTCTTTTTGGCTCTTACTCCTGCTCTCTTTTTTGAGAACTCTACAATACCTTGCTGACGAGCTGTATAAAGAAGTGACAGTCCATCAACAACAATGGCATCTGCTACAAATTTATCACCCTTAGAGTCTACAGCAAGAACATCATCACCGTTATCGTCAGTTAAATAAATTTCTTCATTTGCTGAAGCTGTCTTAATTAAATTTTCTGCCTCAGTAAGTGACTGTGTGTAAGCAATTAAAATATTACTTGTATCTACGCCTTGTGCTTCATAGCCTTCAAGATATGAATCAATAGAGCCTGCCTCAGCATCTATATACAAAACTCGAAAAGGTTCACCATCTTCTCTCTTAAACTTTGCAAATTCCAAGCAAAGACTTGATTTCCAAGTACCCTGCTTTCCATAAAGAAGAAAACCAAGTTTTTCTTTTACTGCTGTTGCTTTTCTGATATTCATTAATCCCATTCCTCGCCTTCGTAATTTTCGCCCCAGTCATCACTGTCGCTTGTTGTTTTAAATTCACTATTTGCCTTATCATTAGCTTTCTGCTTGTAAAGAGCTTCCTCAATAACTTCTTCTGAATAAGTATCTGTGTCAATTGTATCTTTGTCAGCACCATTGATAATCAGTTTACGAACAGTTGGAGCTTTCACTTTTTCTATCTCAATACCAACACCCCAAGCATCATCAACTTCGACTTCTTCAACAGGTGTTTCAACAGAAATATAACCTCCTACTTTAATCATGGTATAAGGCTTAAGCATTTTCTTAAAAGTCTGAGCTATTTTACTGTTCTGAATATACATTTCAATATCTTCAATAGAGTTATAATTGACTACTTTAGCTGACACAATAAATTCATTATCGTTTTCCTTATTTTTTTCAATACCCATAAAAATAATTTCCTGCTTAAACATATTTATAGGCTTAAATTTTTCATCATCAAAATCAATAGGTTTCTGACACAGTGATACTTGATCAAAGTCAAAAGAAGTATTGTGTTTGCCATTATATGTAGAAAACTTAATATCGCCTTTCACGAATACACTATCATCATCCTGAAGATGTTCGGAAATTTCCTTACAAGCATCAAAAGCAACAAGTGTCTTTTTATTATTCACAATCTTACCGTCATCATCAACAATTTTTTCAACTCCACAACGAACGCCAATAAGGCTGTATTCTTCAGATGGAGCTTTATGTCTGTCTGGCCACGCAACCTTCTGTATATTACTTACACGCTTACCATTAATAACCTCTGACTTGTTAAAATATACATAATCTTGCTGAGAACCAGTCTGCTGCATATAGGCAACTGAATCAGGCTGATACATTACGCCAAAATTAACTCTACGCCAACTCTTACCAGTGTTTGATGACGTACCTTCTTTATAAAATCCATCTTTCTCAACTCCGGTAACTTTACCCATTATCTGAAATTTACCTGTTGTCTGTCTTAATCCAAGTCCTTTATTACTCATTTGTTGCATCAACCTTTCTATCATATTTTTTATTTGTATTTTTAGCTTTATATCCTACACATTTTTTATCCTTAAGAACTGTAATAAAATCACCTTCATCACAATTAGAAGGAACGGTTACACAATTTAAATTTTTACAAATGCAATATGTAGTCAATTTGTTTACATATTTATCGTAGACACAATGCTGTTCTTTTAATGCTCTACATTGCTTGTATTTGAAATCTAAATAAGTACAACCATTGCAAGTTAATTCCTTATCAACTAAATAATTTTTGGATGTTTTTAACATCTTAAAATCCTTTCTCTATAATCTCTTTTTGCTGTTTATCATATGACTCAATATGCTTATTTGATTTTAAAAACTTAATTGTATTAGCTACAGCTAAAGCAGGGTTTTTACTTCCTTTAAGCTTCCTCAATACAATTGTAGAAATTGAGTATGCTCCAATCATAAGACCTTTTTTGTAAGCAGCATCATAAACATTTTTAACAGCTTCTTTAATTTTTTCATCAGGAAATGAATCAATTATTTCTTCAACTGTCATATCGTTTACATCTTTTGAAATTATTTTCACCACCTTTCGATTTAAAGTCATAATAGACATTCTTCATAGCATCACCACCTTTAATTTTATATTTTATTTTTCACAATTACAAATGACGGTAAATAGCGTTAAAAAAATAAAACACATTTTCACCTCTTCGGCTAATTACGCAATATCTGTTTTTATCTGCTCATTTTACTGCTATAAATGCAATTATTGAAGGATAAAAACGGAAATCACGGTTTTAACTGCAAAGCTATACTTTTATTGTTTCCCAGCTTTCCAAAAACTGCTCCATAAAAATGTTATAATCTTCGACTCGCTTCATTTCTCTGGCTAAATCCGATTTAGCTTGCCGTATTTCGTCCTTTAACGACTTCAAAAAGTTTTTCTTATATTCTTTGACACTTTCTGGAGTATCGTCAAATGTCTTGTTTATAATTCGCATATAATAATCATAGTCCTGATCTGTACTTATGCACATGTCAATCTGGTTTAGCGCAAATATCTTAATGTTTTCATGCAGGGCAGTCGGTGGTTTCCATTTCACCACTTCTTGTTTGATACGTTGATATACTTTATCTTTTGCAATCATCTCATTCAAACACTGTTTGGCTCTATCTATACACGAATCATGTTCTGTACGCACATATTTAGCAAACTCTGTATCTGTCATTTGAGAAAATTTCTTATATTTCTCTACAGATTCTTCATAATGTTTTTTATAAAAGTTATTAGGTATGAAATGCGTTGGTATAGGTGTTCTTAACCCTTTATCTCTGCTTATTTCTGCTGCTAAACCAAATTGCGAGAACAGAGTAAAAGAAAATCTTTTCCTGTTGTTATTGTTCCATTTTCAATAAAAGATGTAAATCCTGTTGGCATGTTTAAAACTCCTCTTTTATTTGCTTATTCTTACGCCTGAATGAACGATTTAAGTATCTTTTACACCAAGCAAGATGTTTATTTGTATGACAAACATATCGTTTATCACGCACATCTTCTTGAAACCATTTACCTTTATCATTCACCCTCTTGTGGAGACTTTTCTTCATTGTTATCATCACCATCTTTTACATATAAGTCGGTGTGGGCAAAAATAAGTGCCATCACAGTAGCCGCAAAACAACCACCGAATATCGCTCCAATGATAAAACATACAAATTGTAACATTATGCCACTCCTTCCTTAACAGTTCATTAAAAAAATATTTCCATAATTTTTCTACCTCTTTTTTAATAAAACCGTTTTTCCATATAAACTCTATCATAATTATTATTGGAAAAATAGGCATTATAAATGTTCGTGAACAGTCTTGAGGTTTTACGACTATATTTGCCAACTTCATAAACAGTACGCTCATAAACAAAACCTAATACAGTTGCATTTGTGTTTTTAAATGCGATTATTGGCATAACCCAATAATCAACATTACATATGGAAACATTAACATATGAATCCATTGTTATAAAATTTTTGAGATAATGGTCTTTCACCCATTCAATATTGTGTCCTTTACATTGTAAAGCATTAACAATTTCATTTGCTGTGATGACATCTAACATAATTTTAACCTCTTTTTTAATTTTTTAGGTTTTACACCCGACACTTCGCCAATACTCATTGATTTGATTTTTTCAAAGTTTGTCATTCTTAACTTTTCATAGCAACTGATTCTCTGGATGTGCGATACTCTGAATGCAGTATTTTTAACCACTTTATTATTTACATCAGTGCAAAAATAAAAATTAACTGGTATTGATAAATTAGGGTTGTTTTCAAAGGCTTTTTCACCCGTCTTATGTAAAGTGCCCTCAATTACAGTGTTATCCAAAAGAGTAATTGTCACACATTTGCCTAAATACCTTTCAAGTTCATTTCTTGTCATTGCTTTCACTCCTTATCCATTTTTGCACCACAATAGGGGCAGTATGGATATAACTGGCTATCCTTAGAATCTAAGAACAAATAATTGTCGCATTCTGAACAATGATATTCAATCTCCCCTAAAGCATTTACAGTCGATATCCACTTTCCGTGTTTAATCTCCTGTACATCTTCTGCTATCTGATTATCAAGGTCTTGTAATGTACAAATTGCATATATATTTTCATTTCGTTCTTCTTTGGTGTTCGCGAAGCCTAAATATTCGATAAATTTATCTGCATCAATATATCTTTTCATCACTCTTTACCGTCCTCAATAATCCGATTCCAGCATTCAACGCATTCGTTATTGCATTTTTCAGTCATCGTCACCCCTAATTCAAAAGGACAAAGCGACTTGGGCGTTCCATCATCACTGAGCGGAATGTTTGGAAAGATTTTCAAAAGCTCACTCAAATAAGTCTTCTGCGGATGTGCATTGCTCCATTCCTGAATTATTTCTATTGCCTTTTCAGGATAAAGCGTTTCAAGTTCGGAACACAGAACATCCATGCCATTATTCGTAATACCTAAAGGGCAGTACTCACATTTAATGCGACATACCCCAATTCCAGTTCTTTTTATCATTCTTTTCTTTTCAGCAAAGTAATTTTCAGTTTTTGAACAATCAATCATATTTTACACCTCTATACTATCTTGTTTAAATGTTGAATTTATTCGTGGTTTTTCTCAGTTAAACTCCAATAAAACCTCACTTTTATTTACTTTTGACATTATGTATTCTCCTTTATACTCCTAATATTTTTAACCACAATTGTGGGTTTTGGAACTTTCTTCCTTTTGAGAATCATCGTCATTCTACGATGTTCAATTATTGTATCCCTTATGTTTATGTATATCATATCTGCAATGAATGGAATGAATAAAATCAACAATTCGCCACCGAGCATTTCTGATTTCCGTTCATTCACTGCTCCTAATCGAGCAATTATAAACAATGGAATCGTAATGAAAATTGATATTGCACTTATCCAGAATCTCATTCTATGTAGTTCAGCTTTTAACTTCTTCATTGGATTCTTTCCTTTCTTTTTTTTGGACGGATTCAGTACATAACAGACAACCACTTATTTGGGCGACACTTATCCGTCTTGTGTCTTTAAAGGAGGTTACAAAATGAGTTTGTGCCGATTGCACTCACTTGTACATGGTGGACTGTCAGGGAGTCGAACCCTGTACCCGCAAATTATGAGTTTGCCGCTCTAACCTGTTGAGCTAACAGTCCATATGGTGACACAGAAGAGATTTGAACTCTCACTTTACAGATTTTAAGTCTGCTGTCTCTGCCGTTGGACTACTGTGTCATTTCCGATATTGTGTAGATTGAAGGCTGACGAAACAACAGTCAAGGGACACCGCCGTTCAACGCCAACTTAAGTGACTGATCAGTATAAAGTCTTTCTACAATAACAGTAGATTTTTATTTTGAACCGCAAGGTTATAAAGCTACACAATACCGTTTGGCTGAGCAGGTGGGAATTGAACCCACGATACTGGAGTCAAAGTCCAGTGCCTTAACCGCTTGGCGACTGCTCAATATATAAAACCGTAAGCAAAAGAATTTCTGAAAAACTTACGGTTGATTTTCACAACTAATAAACCAATTAAAAAAGGAGATAAGTTAAATATATATAAAATCAGACTTCCAAGCCAACACCATATTTTTCAACAAAATCATCAATCTCCTTTTGCTGAATATTAATATAGGCAGCCGTTATTTTTTGGCTGGAATGACCAAGAAATTCTGATGTAATTTGAAGTTCTTTGACATCCGTTGTATGATCTACAACATTTCGAGCAATTGTCTTTCGTAAGCTATGTGTTCCATAATGTTTACAAAACATTTGTGGATTTTTACTATGCAGTTTTTTTGTTAATCTCTGAATGACTTTTCTCATTCCATCCACTGTATTCGGTTCATCTGGAGTAAAGCACTTGGGAAACAGCCAATCTGACATTTTTAATTTACAATTTCCATGAAGTTGATTATATTTTCCTAATTCACGGAAATAATATTGTAAAGCTGATTTAGCAAAAGAGTTAATTTTCACATGAGCATATTTCTTAGTTTTTTGCTCATGTAAATTAATGTATTCCCCAACACTTATCCCATTAGAACTGATTTGCAAAACATCTCCAACCTTTAAACTTACAATATCACCTGCTCTTCGTGCTGTATTTACACTCAATACTATATAAAGGTAATTTCTCAAACTGTTTATATAATATTTTGAAGGTTTTAAAAGCTCTTCAAGCATGAGCTTTACTTCATTGGGCGTGAAAGCATCAGTGCTTTTATCAGTAATTTTCTTTGTACCTAAATAATTATTGTCTACTTCAATACAATCAATTAAATTTTCGTTATCGTTAAAATGTAATTCATCCTCATTGTCCATTTGTTCAAGATAACGATTTATTTCAACAACATTATCAAGATAACTTTCCCCGCTTATTCCAGTATTATCATTTGTGACAATGTTAATATCGGGAACATATTGCTCCTTGAATCCAATCAAAGCCAATTGCTGACTCATATATTTTCACTCCCAATTATATATTCCAATTTTTATTCTTAAAAATTACAAGTGACGGTCTTTGATATGTATTTTTTTGGCTACTAATCTTGTAGCCAAAAAAAAATATAAATTAATCATAAGTTAAAGTATGTTCGCCATTGTTTATATCTGTTGATCATCTTTCCTTTATCAAAGTCATTTCTTGGTTCAGGAAATCCAAAGCTTAATAAAACTTTTGTATTAACTTGTTTGGGTGTAACAGATAAAAATATAAAATTATCGTTAGCTTTATCATATTTGTAACATCGTTGATAAATGCCAGACCAACGAAACTGATAAGAATTAATACCACAATTTTTCCAAAGATTACGAATAAGAACCGTATCCAATTTTGGATATAACCTAAATATTTCAGCTAACATATCCGGAACTGCAAATGCAATGTTTTCAAAATTGACGATGTTATTATTAGCACCCAAATGTTTAACAGAACAATCTGCCTCTTTTGCAGTTACATTTGCCCCATTAAAGTATAATAAAGCAAATATCATTGTTAAATCCCGATGAATCTTACTTTTGAAATATTTACTCCAATCCTCAGATATAATACTGTAGGTTGTCCATTTCAATGTTGGGATAACAGTCGGTACAAATACATCAGCCTTAAAGTCAATTATCAATTTTGGAATTGGTCGTTTTAACACTTTAAAATATTCCATAATTAATAATTT